AGAAGGTGTTAGCGCCGATGTCCGACTGGTCGATGGTGCCGTCAAGCTGAGCTTGGAACAGCACGTTCGGGTCGTCCACGACGTACGCCTTGATGGCGGTGCCGGTGGGTGCAGCGTACCCGGAGGGGTAGTACTGCGAGTGGATCACCTGACCCTGTGCGTTGACGTATTCACAGCCAACAAACACACCAATCGAGCCGGTCAGCGTCGTGCCGGTCGGAAGTGCGTTGGTGGTGCCGTCCGCGCCAGTGGCGGTGGAAAGCGCGATGTAGCCGTCGGCGCCGATGTGAACGACTTGGCCGTAGAAGAGGTTCGTGGCCTCCCCTGCGGGGTCGATCAGATACTGGGACGTTGCCCCAGCATACGGCATACCGTCAGCACGCTTGACAGGGCGGAGCCCGTAGGGAGCGGCAGTTGTTGCCATAGTACCCTCCAGTGTGCTCGGTAATTACTTACCGAAATTGGTGGTCCGCGACTGTCGCTCCGGCTGGAGCACTGGCATTCGCGGATCGTTCTCGCGGAGGAAGTTCCGATCAACCGACTCCATCTGTTGACGAGCTTTGTCGGCCATCTGAGCAGAACGGTCCTCCACCACTTCTTCGGGGATGGAGCACAGAAGCAGACCACCGACCTCGATGTTGTCGGGGAACTGGGAATTGCGGTCGTTCATCATTCTCAGCTCGGGAAAATCCTTCGCTGCGACCGGAGTGTACCCTTCGCGGAATCGCATGGAGACGTTCCTGTTATCCGCATCGCCCAAGGTGCTGGTGCGAACCCAACGGAACTTCAGTCCGTCGCGGGGCTCGGGGGCGGGTAGAGCGGATGGACGCTGCCAGCTCTTCTTGCGCTCCGTGTTTTCACGGGTGCTCATGGATCGAGGGGTACGTTCAACCATTCTTCTGGTCCTTCAAAAGCTGCGCCGCATATTGTTCGGGCGTGAGGCCAAGCCGCTTTGCCAGAGAGATCTGGGTGGAAGTGAGCTTGATCTTGCGTGGGTTCTTTGAGCTACGAGAAGCTGGGGTCACCACGTTGACCTTCTTTTTTGGCGCGAGTTCCACCTCCTCGGTGGGTTCCTCGAATTTGTCAGGGAAGCGTTTCCGCATCTCGACATTGATCGCATCGTAATATTTTTTACTGTTCGGATCAACGCCCTTGTAGACTAGGTCCTCATGAACGCCGAGGGCAAAGGCCGTCATCTGCCTGTCCTCGCCAAACCACCCGTTTTCAGACAGCCACTCCGACTGCATGTCGTCGAGCTTTGCCTGCTGAGTCTGCGGCTGATACTGCGCCTGAGGCGCGGGCTGCGACTGGTTCTGGGTCTGGGACTGGCTCTGCTGCGGCGGCCGGTAGCTCGAAACCCGATAGAGCTCGTTGCTCAGGCGCGTGAGCTTCTCCTGAGCCTCGATGATCTTGTCGGCATCGCCAACCTCGTAGGCGTCTTTGTAGTCGGCCTTGGCTTGGGAGATCTGAGCCTCGAGCCTCGCCTTGGCCTGAGCGACCATGGAGCCTTGGCTCTGCTGCACCTGCTGACGCAAGCGCTCATTCTCGGACTGGAAGGTCTGGGTGACCCGGAGCAGCTCCTCCCTCTCGCGGGCAAGGGCCTGCCGCTGTCGCTCAGCCTCCTTCGCCTCGAAAGAAAGCTTCTTCATCCGCTTCTGGACGCGCTCGCTGTAGGACTCGAGCTCGTCATCCTCTGGGACTTCGGGGCCGTCATAGTCCTTTACGCGAGGCTTGGAGTCCTCATCGACATCATCGACGACTTCGATCTCAAGATCGCCGTCATCCTCCTGCACGTCATCGCGCAGGTCTTCTTCCATGTCCTTCTGTGCAGCTTCAGCGCTCATGGTCATGCCCTCTTATAGCCGCTCGGGTCTTCGACAACCGCCTCAACGGTGTCATCGTTGATGAGGCGAAACTCCTCATCCATGATCTTGAACCGGGTGCCCGAGTAGGACCGGAAGATCACGAAGTCACCCGGCTGGCAGTATGCGCCATTGGGGAACTTGGCAGCATCGCCGTATGCGTCAGGACCTGCGTCCACCACATAGCCGATAATGGAAGCGGTCTCCTCCGCATCCTTCAGATTGTCCGGAAGGTAGACACCACCTGATGTTTTCTGGGAGACGCTGAGGGTGGCGACCAAGAGCTTATAGCCCTGCGGCTTGGGAAGTTTTGCCTGCACTTCCTCCGGCAGTTCACGACGTGCGTACATTGTATCCTCATGCAGTGATCCGGGCTCACCGTTGCCCTGCGCCGTACTGGCGTGTTTTCACATTTGCAGAACGAAAACTATTCTTCAACATACCTCTTCTTGATCTGCTGGATTTCTCCGAGCATCTCGTCGAGGGTGTTGTGCTTGGAGGTGGCGCGGGCGTACTCCTCCATGCTCCTGCAGTTTCCGCTCACCAGATAAAGTGCGATTGCACTTTTCGTGTCATTGATCCTCTTCTCGAGGAGTTCGAGCAGTTCCACTTTGCGCTTCCTTCATCATGTCTTCTGCGATCTTGAGGCCGATCTTCGCGCCCTCTGTCCGCTCGCGAGACTGCCGCTGGTCGAGCTGCGTGGCGAGACGGATCGCGGCCTGAGCAGCGTTGCGATCCTTTTCCGTCTCGACGCGCGCCTCGTTGACGGCAAGGTTTCCGAGGGTGCTGGCCTTCTTGATGTCCAGCTCCTCCTTGTCGACGAGGGCCTTGTGCTGAGCCTTCATCTCTTCGAGGGCAACCTTGCGCTCCTCGATCTCCAGCTCCTTGCGCTGGATTTGAGTAAGAGGATCCTTCTCCGCGGCCTCGGCTGCTTTCGCTGCCGCCTCCTGCTGGTTCTTCCCCAGCAATTTCCCAGCGGCCTCTGCCGCCAGACGCGAGACCTCGCGCTCGACATCCTCGGGCAACTTCTCGTCTTCGCTGGGAAGCTCGATGCCAAGCTGCTTCTGGATCTCGACACGATACTGCATGGCCACATGCTCGGTGATGTGTGCCGCAGCAGCAGACTGGATGGCCGCTGCGAACGGCGACTGACCGACCATCTGCTGGATCTTCGGGTCCTGCATTGCGGCCATGTGGACGGCGATGTGGGCCTCGTGGTCTTGATACATGAAGGCCTTGACCGGCTCTTGGTTGAGAACAGCCATGTTCTCTGCCACGGGGTCCATCGGCTTGATCTCGTCCGGCAGCTTTACGATCTCGTCGGCGTCCTTGATGTTCAGGACCTCAAGCATCTCGCGGTGCAGCTTGCCCATGTTGTAGAGCTGCGGTGCCTGCTGGGCCAACTGCATTGCCGTCTGATACTGGACCACACGCTGCGCCATAGTTGCGGCATTCGGGTCAGAGACCGGAATCACGTCAACGCGGCCGTCAAAGTCCTCAACCCTGTTGAATTCGCCATCGCGGTCGTATGCGTATTCCGGGCCCATGTACTCATGGATAACGCGAGCGATCAGGCGAAGCTCGTGCTTGAGGGCGTTGTGCATCCGCGCCTGAACGCCCGACATGACCTTCAGGTTCCGCTCCAGCAGAGCAAGGGTAGTGCCGACCGGTGCCTGCGCGTTGAGATTGTTGATCTGCACGTCGGCGATGGAGCCGATCCTGCGGGCCTCTTCAACGACATTGCCGAGGAGCTGGTACAGGGTCCCGGAGGGCTCCTTGAAAGGCATCTGGAACAACGCATCGCGGATCGAGCCAGCGGGGACATCGATGTCCCGGAACTCCCCGGGCTGCAGTGGCGTGTTGTCTCCTGTGATCCGAAGACCTTTCGCCTTGAAGCCAGCGGGCAGGTTGGCCAGCGTGCCTGCGTCGATCAGCTGCCGCATGATGGACGTCGCGGTCTTGGCCAGACCGCCGATCAGGTGAATCAGGCCGAGCCCGTAGAAGCCGAGACCCGGCAGGTACTTGTAGTGGACGAAGTGATCGCGCTTGCGCTTCTTCGGATCTTCTTCGTTCCAGTTCCTGCGGATCGCCAAAACAATCCCCGAGGACTTGTCGATGGTGATGATATGGGGGCGCGCCACGCCGTCAGGGTCGTCAAACCCCTCGGGCATGTTGATCATCACATGCATCTCAAGGATCGTGTGGCGGTCATCGTCGTCGATGTAATCCTCGACGCCCATGAGCTCGTTGTATTTCTCTTGGATGTCCGAGACCTCATGGGTCGGAGCTGGAAGCTCGACGTCCCGGTAGAAGCCGGAGATCTGAAGCTCCACGATCTCGTTGTGGGTCTTCTTCATCACATGGGTGTAGCGCTCGCACCGGCGGAGATCGCTGGCGTTGTAGCCGACAACCATGTCTTCTGCGGCAACGAACATCGCGCAGGGGCGCTCGTAGAAGGGGTCGTAGTAGACCTTCTTGAAGCCAGAGCCAGCGAGTGCCGTGCGGAACAGGAGCTGTTCCATCTCATCACGGTACTCGGTCATCTCTTCCGTGATCTGGTAGTTGAGCTCCGTCTCAACGCGGACTGCCTGATCTTGCAGCTCGCGGG